ATGTATTTATGAATGGGTTACAACCCGAGAGATATTATAATGTTTATATCAAAACTACCATAGATGGTAGCACATTTGTATTAAATGAAGGTTTAACGTTTAAAGTAAGTTTATAAAATGGAAGCAACAATTAAATTAGAACAAGAAGAAATCCAAAAGTTATCTCAAGTTCAAGAAAAACAACAGAATTTTGTTGTAGAATTAGGTAGATTAGAGTATGATATGACTCTTTTAGAATTACAAAAAGAAAAAATTCAAGAAGCAATTGAGCAATTAGCTCAAGAATCCCAAGTTTTAGCTAAAGAACTAGAAGAGAAATATGGTGCTGGTACCATTAACTTAGAAAAAGGAGAGTTTTATCAACAATAAGTTTTTTGCCAAAAGAAAATAATATTTATAATCAAAAATTCTAAAAAATGGCAGAAGTCCTTCTTTCACCTGGTGTTTTAACAAGAGAAAACGACCAGTCCTTCTTAACAGAACAACCCATTCAAGCAGGAGCTTGTATTGTAGGTCCTACAGCAAAAGGTCCTACTACTCCTACTTTAGTTCGTTCGTATTCCGATTATGTAAATAGATTCGGTACTACTGTAACTTCGGGTTCACAAGTATACTCATATTTTACAAACCATTCAGCTCAAAACTATTTTAATAATGGTGGTACTACCTTATTAGTAGCAAGAGTAACTACTGGTACATTTACCTCAGCAACCTCTTCATTAATCCCCACAGGATCAGGAGGTCCTACTACAGGTTTATCTCCATTTGTATTAGAGACTATCTCTAAGGGAGATATGATGAATAGTGATAGTACAGAAGGAACTGATAATACTTTACCATCAGGTTCAGTAGATAATATTAGATGGGAAATTCCTTCAGTAAATACAGCTTCAGGTGAATTCTCATTATTGATCAGACAAGGTAGCGATAGTAGTGTTGAAAAAATAGTATTAGAATCTTATGATGGTTTATCATTAGATCCTAAATCCTCTAACTTTATCTCTAAAGTAATTGGTAATACTAAAGAAAGTATTGTAACTACAGCTGATGGTACCTTTATTCAAGTATCAGGTAGTTTCCCTAATACCTCAAGATACGTAACAGTTAAGCAAGTTAACTACTTAACTCCTGACTATTTAGATAATAGTGGAACCGCTAAAAACTCATTGACAGGTTCTTTACCTAGTGTTTCAAGTGGTTCATTTGGGGCTGCTACAGGACAACAATTCCGTTCTTCAGAAGCTGCTAATTTTTATCAGAATATAGATGGAACAAACACTCAAGGTGTTGCTCCTGCTGATTACAATACAATGCTCACTTTATTAGGAAATAAAGATGAATATCAATTTAATGTAATCTCTGCTCCTGGTATTACTAGAGAAGATCATGCTACTCAATTTAATTCTTTAGTTAATTTAGCTCAAACAAGAACCGATTGTATTGCAGTAGCTGATTTAGTAGGATACAATTCTACAATTGGAACTGTAACTACAGAAGCAGGAAATGTAAATAACTCATATGCCGCCTCATATTGGCCTTGGTTGTTAGTTAATGATCCTAACACAGGTGAATATGTCTTTACCCCTGCTTCAACATTAATCCCAGGTGTATACGCCTTTAACGATGCAGTTGCAGAACCTTGGTTCGCACCCGCAGGTATTAATAGAGGTGGATTAGATACAGTAGTACGTCCTGAAAAGAAATTAACTCAAGCAAATAGAGATACTTTATATCAAGGTAAAGTAAATCCGATTGCAGTATTCCCTAATACAGGAACAGTAGTATTTGGTCAGAAAACATTACAGAAAAAAGCATCTGCTTTAGATCGCGTAAATGTAAGAAGGCTGTTAATTGCCCTTAAATCATTTATTGGACAAGTTGCTTCTAACTTAGTGTTTGAACAAAATACAGTAGGTACAAGAAACAACTTCTTAGCTCAAGTAAATCCTTATTTAGAGTCAGTTCAACAAAGACAAGGAATATTTGCCTTTAAAGTTGTAATGGATGATACAAACAATACACCTGATGTAATCGACAGAAATCAGTTAGTTGGTCAGATTTTCTTACAGCCAACTAGAACAGCAGAATTTGTTGTACTTGATTTCAATGTGTTACCAACAGGAGTTGAGTTTCCATCTTAAAAACGTAACTTAGTAATATTTATAAACAAAATATAAAATGGCAGTATTAGATCCGAACGAAATTTTCTTTACAACATTCGAACCCAAAACACAAAATAGGTTCATTTGTTATATTGACGGATTTCCATCTTTTATAATCAAAGCAGTCTCTGGTATTGAAGTAGACAACGGAGAGCAGATCTTACCTCATATGAACGTTTATCGTAAAGTAAAAGGTAGATCTACATGGGGTGATGTAACATTTACCTTATACGATCCGATCACACCTTCAGGTGCCCAAGCTATGATTGAGTGGGTAAGATTACACCACGAATCCGTAACAGGTAGAGATGGTTATTCTGATTTCTATAAGAAAGACATCACATTCAACTTAATTGATCCTGTAGGTTCAATCATCCAGGAATGGATCATTAAAGGAGCCTTCATTAAGACCGCCAACTGGTCTGATTTTGACTACGAATCAGATGCTGAAATTGTTAACTTAACAATGACAGTTGGTATGGATTACTGTGTATTGAACTTCTAATACTTCGCTGCTACCTTAGGTAGTTAATAAAAACCCTGACTACGAGTTGGTCGGGGTTTTTTGTTTTCGTATATTTATAAACAAAACGTTTTTATGTCAGAACTAAAGTTTCCCTCAGAAGTTATAGATTTACCCTCAAAGGGTTTACTCTATTCAAAAGAAAATCCATTGTCTTCGGGTCAAGTTGAAATGAAATACATGACCGCTAAAGAAGAAGACATTTTAACCAACCAAGCTTACATTACTAAAGGAATTGTAATCGACAAATTGTTAGAGTCTTTAATAGTCTCTAAAGTTAATTTAGATGACCTTTATCCTGGTGATAAAAATGCAATTTTAATTGCAGCTAGAGTATTGGGTTATGGAAAAGATTATGAATTTACTGTAAACAACAAAAAATATACAGTTGATTTATCAACATTAGAAAATGTTGAGTTTGATGAAAGTTTATTTGACAACGGAGTAGGTAATATTGAATTTATTTGCCCATCCACATCAAACAAAATCACCTTTAAACTCTTAAATGGACATGATGATAAGGCTATTGAAAAAACAATCAAAGGTCTTAAAAAAATCCATAAAGACTCCACCCCAGAATTAACTACACGTTTAAAGTATATGATCACCTCTATAAACGGGGATGAAGATCAAAAATCCATTAACGATTTTGTAGATAATCATTTTTTAGCTCGTGACGCAAGAGCCTTTAGAGAATACATCAAAGAAATTCAACCAGATATTGATCTGTCTACTGAAGTGGAGGGTGAGGAAGTAACCATTCCCATCGGGTTGTCGTTTTTTTGGCCTGACCTCTAAAAATATTCCTCAAGTTAGAGTTAATTTATTTAAACAAATCCATGAAATAGTTTTTCATGGAAAAGGTGGATACGACTATTATACAGTCTATAATATGCCTGTTTGGTTAAGAAGGTTTACTTTTAGTGAGTTAGATACCTTCTATAAACAACAAAAACAGGAGATGGAAAAATCCACTAAGGGTTCAAACACCCAAACAGCCATCGATTCTACAGGAAAAGTTAATCCGGGTGCGTTCGCATCATCAAATACTTATAGGGCATCTAAAAAATGATGCCCTTTAATATTTATAATAAAATACCCTGATGGCTGATCTAGACGAAAATTTAGAAAATATTAAAGCAACCAGTGATGCTTTTAATAATTTAATCGCTAGGCTTGAAGAACAAAATAAAGCAACAAAGAAAAGTTTACGGGGTCAAACAGATGCTGCTTCAAATTTAGCAAAACTTCTTTCAAATGACATATTACAAGCTGCTCAGAAAATAAAAGAAACAAATGCTGAACAGGAGAGAATACAACAAAATATTTCAAGAGGGTTAAACCAAGATAAAAAAATAGCTCAGTCTAGAGAAAAACAAGAAAAAGCTATTAATAAATTAAGACAAGCTCAAAACTCAGCTAAAGCTGCTGGGTTTAAACTTGATCAAAAACTAATTAAAGAATTAGAAGAGCAGGTTTATCATTCACAACAAAACCTTGATGCTAATGAAGAACTTAATAATGCGGTTCAATCCCAGATCCCAAAGTTTCAAAAAATAATTGCCCAAAATGAGTTATTAAATACCCTCTTTTATGAAAACCTAACAATCCAGGATTTATTAGTTGCAGGGGTTATTGGTTTAATTAAGGGGTTTGGTAAGGTTGATGCAGCCCAAAAAGAATTTAGATCAACAACTGGTCAAAACGTAAAAGCATTTACTGATTTAAATGAAAGATTA